ATTTTCTTTCTTTCATCAAATGCTTTTTGTTTATCGGCAAGTCTTTGTTGTCTCATGTCTTCATTTACAACTGGTTCTTGAATTTGTCTTGTCTCAACAACTCTGCCAGTTTGTTTAATGATTTCGCTTATCACACTTGTCAATTCTTCTTGCATTGCTTCTTTAACAAGTTGCTTAACAAGAGGTTTTAGCATTTTTTTTAATTCTGTTTGTGTCATGTTGTCTCTATGGAGTTGGTGGCTGAGTTGGTATTGTTCTCTTAAAGGAAGAAATTTGTTGCTTCAATTGATTAAGAAAGTCTTGTAACAATTGTGCTTGTTCTTTGGTAACATTTGATGTATTAAGTGCCAAATTTACAACTTGACAAGCATAAACACCAACAGCGCACACTAAAGCACCAAATGGTTCACTACTGGCAACGTGAGTGTTATATTTTATTTTTTGTTGATCGAATATTACATATAATTTTTGTAATTGTGTTTGTTTTGCTTGCTGTCTTTGTGGAAATTGTACTTGGCGCGTTGCTGGTGCTGCTTGTTGTGTTTGTTTTACTTGTTGTGTTTGTATTACTTTATTTCTTTTTCTCTTTTCTTCCAAAGGAGCGTTAATTGTTGGTTTAGCATCCTTAAAAGAATCTTTTACTATTTGTGATAAATCGTTAATAGTTTTCTCAAACTGTTGAATTGGCTTTGTGCCGTTGCGGATCATATCTCGTTGTATTTGGTCGTCTTTCTTGAACAAAAGAGAATAAACTTTATATAAACTAACCGATTTAATTTGCAACTTATCTAAAATTGTTTTAACTTTATTATATTCCGTTGCTACATCGAAGAAACTTTTTACACCTTTTGGAGCAACAGAAACAAGTTTTTGTTTGGCAGAACTAACGGCAGAGCCGATTTTTTGCTGAACATTGTCAAGAAAACCTTCTTGCAAAAGATAATTTTGCAATTCAACACGAACAATGTTTCTAAGTTTTGTTTCTGTAATAATAATTTTCATATTAAAAACCTATAAATAAATAGAGGATGGTACGATAAAATACCACCCTCTATATTTTTAATCAAAAGAAAGAATTACTTTTTGTTTTTTAATGGTTTCATTTTGTGATCAGCGTGTGCGCCTTTCATTTTTTTCATTGCTTTTGCTTTTTTGGCTTCGGCAAGTTGTTGTTCAAGTGCTGCTATTTCGGCATCAACTGGATCTGCATCTTCAACTTGTTGATCGGCAACGAGTTTCTCTAATTCTTCTTTGATTATACGTTTGAGTACGTCTTTGGTGAGTGTCATATTATATTGTTCCTTTTTTGAGAATATTGTTTATTAAACTATTGATTTTTGCTTCTCTGCTTTCAACCAAGGATGTTTTATTTTCTTGCATCATAAAAGCACCTTGAGTCGAAGGCTCGGAAACAATATCAAAACATATAAGTTGGAAATCGTCTTCTACTATTGTATCACCTCTGTTTTCTCTAACAGAACCTGTGCCTCTAGAGGAAATACCGATTTTAACATTTGCATTTATAAGTTCTCTTAAAACTTGTCCAGATGGAGTGTTAAGAACTTGGATTTTACCCATTACGTCTTTGCCGTTCCACCAAACTTCAGTTACAAGATGTGAAACATTTCTTAAGTTTATTACAGATTGTTCTGGGTGATCAAGTTCACCTAATGCTCTTCTTTCTTCAACGAGTCTTCTATAGTTTTTCATTTCTCGTTCAAGAACGGGATATGGGTAAACTCTACCATTACCATTTCTTGCGTCTGCCCTTTGCATGACACCAGATAGTATAAGACCACCGTTTTTAATAAAATGTTTATCGGATTCTGTTAAAACATCTTCACAATAACCATTTGGGCAAAGTTCATAAAATTCAGTTAAAAGTTTCTTTGACATTAAAATTAGTTCCTACGGCTAGGCCGTCGTCCTCTGCAACAAAGTCTAACAGGTTGTAAAGACCATTTGCGAGTCCAAAATGCTTGTCTTTTAGTTGTTGTCATATTAAACCTCGACTAAATTAAATAGTATCTTTATTCTTTATTTTCTTTATTGATTTTAATATTTAATCCAAAATCATTAAACAACATACATAAAGCATATGAAGTAGCAGAAGAAATAAACCCTGCTGCTAATATATTAAATTGAACATCAAACATAAACCAATTAAACAACCCAACCCAAAAACCTAAACACATTGGACACTTAAACAATTCTGCAATCTTTCCCTGTTTTGGTCTTATATAATTAAGTATAGTTCCGTAAATAAGAATTTGAGTTAGACCATAACAAGCAAGAATAAAACATAAAACTTCCATTATTTCCTCTGTTTATCTTTTCCTTCGCCAAGGTAAGCAATGTTGTAGTGCTTGTTGATAGAGTAAGCAGAAGTTCCAATAGAACCTTGTTTTGGTTTCTGTGGAATTTCTCCAAGTTCTGTAGAGTGTTCATCGTCTGGGTTAAGGAGGTATTCTTCTTGATCATTTTTAAGTTTCTCCTCTTCTTCCCAAGATGGTGCTTCTTCTCTAAAGTACTTGAATATTGCATATAAAACAACTTCTATTGGATCTGGTCCATCTGGCAATTGTTTTGGTAATGTTGCTTCAAGCGAACTATGAATATTGCCACCTTGAATTGTGGACGCATCAATTATACCACGTTTGTGAAGATAGTCAAAAAATTTGCTTTGTGTATAGTAACTTCTATCATCCATTAAAACTTTAGAGAGTGCAAGAATTTTATTTGTCTTTGGAGATATAACAATGTCCATATAAGGATGATCTTGAATTAAGATGTTTCCATCCATAGTTTTACGGGCATCTAATCTTATGACGAGATCGGGCTTATCTCTTAGTTTGATTACTATTTTCATTAGGAATTTAGTTCCTTAACTAAGGATTGGAAACTTAAAACACTTTCAATTATGTCTTTGTCAACTGGTCTTGATTTAAGTTCATCAATTTTGCCATTAAGTTTTTCTTTATCTGCTTCGCTTAAGTTATCACTTGTGGTTACAGCGTTTCTAATTCTTGAAATTTCTTCATTTAGGTAAACAAGAAAATCTATATTGTTGTCAGCATATGAAAGAATATATTTTGAGAACAATGCTTTTTGCTCTTCCAAAAGAGAGTTGGAATATTTATCGTTAAACTTTTTGATAATTTGTTTGTAGATTAAATTATCAATTGGACGCATTTTAGTTTCTTCAACTTTTTGATTTTCGCTAATAATACTTACAACTTGTTGCTCTAACAAAACTCTATGTTTGATTGAAACATTGTCATCAAAGAGTTGTGATATAGTTGCTAAGTCTTTATAGTTTGGAAGAAAATTGGAAAACACAGTTGGTTCCAATTGCTTGTTCATTTTGTTTATTACTTGTGTTTGTTGATTAAAAATATCGTTGCTGCTTAAAGAGAAATAAACTCTTTTTGCTTCTTGTATCATTTTGTCTGCAACTTGTTTATCAACACCTTTTGTTTCATACAAACTCTTATAAACGTCCAACTCTCTATGCAAGACAGAGGTTTTACCAAAGTGTTCTTTAAGAATTGACATAATAACTAATTTTCTTTTGTCATCTTTATTGACAATAGATTTAGTCAATTCTCTAACAAGAGTTTCGTAAAGAAAAGCGGTATTTCTTTTCTTATTGTGTTTAACTTTCACTCTTTCTTGCATTAGTAGATTTCTCCAAGTTTTCAATAAGTGATTTTATTTCTTTATTTGTTCTAAATAGTTCTAATTCTTCACTATCATAATTAGATTCGTTTGCTTCGTAAATTCCTCTGCCTAGTGCAGATAAATCTCTTATACCGGGAACAACAGCGTTTCTACCAGCCATAGACTTAAACTTGGACTGATAACTACGTGTTCTTGCTCCCCCTCCTCTATCATCACGTTGCTTTGGATAATAGATTTTACCATTTGAGTTTGGTGAATAATATCCATCTTCACGACGACCGGGTGGTGGTATTTCTGCTGCTCCCCCGCCTGCTTCTGCTCCTCCACCACCTTCTGGTGTTGCGAGCAACATGCTTTCTGGTTCCTCTCCAGCCTCTCCTGCACCTGCCTCTGGCGTTTCTGCACCTTCGGGTGCTGGTGTCTCTTCGCCACCTAAGCCAAGGCCAAGACCACCTCCACCACCACCGCCTGCTTCACCGGCTTCTTCTGGTTGTCCAATTTTTTCAAGTGATGCAGCAAATTTCTTGTCGTAGAACATTTCTCTTTGGATTTTAACAATTTGCTCATCGGACAACCCAAAGATGTTTTGTGCAACCCAATGTTTAGAGAAGTATCCTTCGGTAGCAGCAGAAGCAACATCAAACTTAACTTTCCAATGTTCAAGTTCTTGAAGTGCTGCAATCTTGGAAGGATTATTAAGTGAAACCTTAAATGAAATTAAATCTGTTCCACGGAACCCAAGAGTATAAAGATGGATAATGCCAATCTTTTCCAACTCGGCAACAACAACTCTTTGTAATCTTTGGATAGTTCTTGCAAAACGAATATCTTTTTGTGCAAGTGTTGTTTTATCTTCTGTTGCACCATCACCTCTAATCAAATAAGACATAGGCACTTTAAGTGCAGCAAATAATTTATCTCTAAGATATTTTACGTCTTCAATTGCAGAAGCGAAATTGCCACCGGGAAGCGATTCAATCTTTGTATTATTTACACCACCACGAACAGGAATAAAGTAATCTTCATCAACTGAGGTTGGGTTATAGCGTAAATCTACACGACCTGTATTTGAGTCAAGAATTTGATTTCTCTTCATTTGGGTCATGACTTTTTGCATGTATTGTTCAATATCTTCTGGTGGAACATTACCTACATCTACATAGAACACTTTACGTTCTGGAGAACGTGTAATTCTGTAGGCCATCATTGCATCTTCAAGAAGTGTTAGTTGTCTCCAAATTCTTCTTGCAGGGTCCAATACTGATGTACCATATGGTGAGTGCTTATCATTTCCAAGAATTCTAAAGTGTGAAATTTGCCAATTCTCAAATGTTAAACCACCAGAGTTCCATTGGAATTGTACGTAATTGGAATTTGTTTTATCTTTACCTTCCATCCTTTCAATTTGATTTGATGGAAGCCCAAGAGCACTTGTGATGCCAAGTTTATCATCTATATCGAGATATAAAAAGAAGTCACCATACTTACACATATTTCTTGACCAACTGAATAAATTTGATTCAAGATTTAATGTCTTAAAGTATAAAGTTTCTAATATAGATTTGATTTCTTCGTTTGGACATTTGACCTTCAACATTGCTGTAAGTTCATTGTTAGTGGTCATTTCATCTGCGTAAATATCAAGAGCAGATGCTATCTCTGGCATGTATTCCATTTGGTCAAAGTCGATATATCTATCAGCACGATTTTGTGCTTGCATAGTTTTGGTAGATATATTTTCATAAGCAAGATATTCTGCTTTCTTGAAAGATAGACCTTGTGCAGATTGGAACTTAAACTTGTCTAATTGTGTTCTACGATATCTGCTTTGTGATTGTTGATCGTAATTGGCAATAGGACCAGAAAACAATTTGGTCAATTGCTTGAAGAGCAACGATTCTTCATTTCTTGGATTCTTGGTTCTTCTATTATCAGCCATTTTTATCCTTTAAATATCCAAATAAAGTCTTTCTGCAACTCTCTTTGTTGTAGTGCTTTATCTGTCAATCTGTTGTTTTGATTGTAACTCATCATACCAGATATACTAGTATCTAGTATCTTATTTGATTTTGTTATACCTGTCAATAACGCTTTTTGATATTCAACATCTTTTGTTGCATTTTGGAATACTGTATCTTTAACCCAACATGCAATTGACAATGACAAAACCAAATCGTCGTTATATCCTTGCATTGCTTGTGGTCTTCCGTGATGCCAAATAAATGTAGTCAATTCATTGTAAGAACGAACAGAGTTTATTCTTATCATTTTTGATCTGATAAACTCTTCCATTTTGGCAATTATCAAAGGTCTTGATTTGTGTGAAGTTGTAAAGCCGGGAACAGAGTTGGACATACCTTGTGCCACGTACTGCTCAACGAATTCAGTTGAACCTTTGGTTGAATAATAAATATTTTTATATCCAAGTGATATAATCTTTTCCAATACTGCATATCCAAGATTATTGTTTTCAACAACAATCATAGCACTACCATATTGTCTGCCTGTATTCATCAATAAGTTTGCAAAATCATCAATGTTAAGTTTGCCTTGATATTCTGCAACTTGTTCCATTGTATCAAGATTTAGAACGTGGAATACTGAAAAGTCTTTACCATCGCCACGGGCAACGTCTGCAACTAATAGGTATTTGCACTTTTCATAATAGTCTTTCCAAATCCACAAGTTTCTATCAACACCAAGTCTTAGTTTAGGTTCGGCAGATATTGAAGATAGGTATTCCAAGTCTTCTGCTGCAAGTACAGTTTCGCCAGATGCATTAAACGAACACTCGTATTCTTGTGCGATTTCACGTTTAGAAAGGTTTTTAGTTTCTTTGTCAAACCACTCTTGGTTTCTTTCTGGATGGACTGACCAATGTAACTTAATTGGATGAAATTCGTTTACAGATGACTCAGCATCAACATATGTTTGATGAAACCAATTACCTACACCATTTGGAGTTGAGATAGAAATACAGCGACCACCTGTAGCCATTGTAGGATACAAGCCTGTCCATAGTTCTTGCATACCCTCAATAAATGCAGCCTCGTCGAGCACAAGCAACGACAGGGCTTCAGATCGACCTGCATCACCAGAAGTTGCAGAGGATTTAATTTGAGAACCGTTTGACAACTCAAATGAGTTTCTATTATCAATTGTTACAGTAGCAATCATAAGCCAACTTGGAACAGACTTGATAATATACTTTACTTTCTTAACTAAGTTAGATGCTGAAAGAAGTTTGGTTGCTAATACCAAAACGTTCTTATCTCTGTGAAACAACATTAGCCAAGCAATATAGCCAGCAACTACAGTAGATAAACCTAACTGACGGGCTTTGAGAATAACACTAAATCTGTGATCTTGAAAGTCCTTAACTACTTCCTCTTGAAACGGATACATCCTAAATGGAATTGGACCACGTTGAGGGTGTGAAATTTTACAATATGTATTTATAAAGTAAACTGGATTCTTACCACACTTTAATATTTCATCTTGAACTTGTTGTTTGGTAAGTTTATACATATCATATTAGTCGTTCTTAAACTTAACGTTTGATGGTTTCTTTGCCTTATCTCTTCCTAATTCTAAGAACTTTCTTGTTATATCTCTTGTAATGTCTTGGGAAGGTGGAGAAACAGGCTCAACGTCTTTTAAGGATGTAATTTTGTAATGTTTCTTTGCTTCTACTGATGTTCTTTGACGAGAAATTGGTTGAACAAAAACATGAACTTCTCCAACTGGCTCTAATGAAAGAGTTGATTTGGTTATATCTTTATATTCTTTTTTCAAGAAGGAAACAATCTTTTCAATTGTTTCCTCCATATCACCCTCAAAATCTTTCTTCATATAAACATCTTTCAACTTAATGTCCGAGGTATAAATTACAGTAAGCATGTTGCCACTTGTTTTTACCTTGAAACCATCAATAACTCTTGAATCAAGAATTGGATCACCATCTTCTCTTTTAAGACCAATGGAACGTTCTTTGGAATCGGAGGCATATTTTTCAACGTGGGAACCATCGTAAGCATTTGCTGCTGCTTGGTGAATTCCTTGAATTATTTCATAAGTGGTTGCCATGTTTATTCGTATCCTTCTTCGTCAAAGTTGACAGAATCAAAAACTGATTCTTGGCCATGCAACTCGTCTTGTTGTTGGTCAAAGTATCCAGTTTGCATATCGTAATCAAGTGCATGGAAAACATCACCAATCATTTGTGACATAACAGAGATTTTGTATTGCATCCACTCTGGCAAGTCGTCATCACCTTCAATCATATCGTGAAGTTTCATAGCATATTCACTAATCTTGAACAATTGGGATTTTGACATATAACCTTCTTGTTCATATTCTGGTTCACCAGATAATTCTTCTGGTTGCTCAACTGGACCTTCAATTTGGTACATATCGAGTTCTTCTAAAATAATCTCTTTCAATCTGGCTTTGGAAATTTTCATTTTTTATTTGGCCTCCAACCTGTCTTCCATCTTTCTTCTCTTCCTTCAACCCAATCAATGTAGCATTTGTAACAACAATCAAATCGATTCATATACAAATCATCTTTTAAGTTAAATGAATAAACAGAGCAGATTGGACAAGTCCTATTAGTATCTTTATTAAGTAGTTTTTTAGAAATAAAAATACCATTTACTTCAACTTTTTGGTCTTTATCATTTTTATTTTCTATATGAGAAAGTTCTTTAAGTTGTTCAAGATATTCCTTTTCTTTTTCTTCGTTCCAATAATGCTTTGGATTGGCGATTGTATCTTCGCCATATTTCTGTGCGATTGCTTTTTCAATCTTTACAATTTCATTTAAATCTTTCATAACTTATAAACCTATTTATTATAATGGACGAAATAATCGAAGAAATAAAGTCTTGGATTATCAATTTTGTTGAAGTTAAAACTCCAATATTTGGAAACTTACCTGTATGTCCATTTGCTAGAAAAGCAAGAATACAAAATCAAATCAATTATGTTGTAACTGATTTATCTAATGTTGACAACATTATATGCAATATAAACAATAATAATTTTATAAAATACTCTACTCTTCTTTTAATAGATACACACAACAAAATAGATCGACAAACAAAAGAACAATTTGAGGATACAATAAACAAAAAATGCCCAAGTAATTGGGCGGTTTATTGTTTGGCAGATGAAGATTTGATATTCAACGGATTTAAGTCAAGAACAAATAAATATCCTATTATTATTATCACAGACTTAAAAGAAGTTGAAAAAGCAGAAGCATCACTTCACAAAACAAGATATTTTGATAACTGGAACGAAGAACACTATAAAAGATTAAAAGTTGATTTACCTTAATCTCTTATTGGTCCACCTTCTACCCAAGCATCACAAGTTCTTTTGGCTGCACACTTAAACTTTAAGAATTTGCAGTATCCCAAAACACCAGCGTCTATAGTTGACCAAGGATCATCTTCACTACCGATACCTTTAGCAATACAAGATTGGGCATATTTGGTAATATCAAAAGCAGCACAATTTCCGCAACGCATTGATTTAACTTCGTTTAAGTCATCAACTTGCCACATATCTGCTTTCTTTTGCCAGAACTTATCATTTGGTTGATTTGGATCTGGTGGGCCGTAAGCCTGCTCTTGTATTGCTTTTTGTCTATTTTCAAGATTTAATTCAATATCTTGTGTTGCAGGAGGACATTTTTTCTTTTCTTCTTTGATTACTATTTTCATTTTTTGATTGCCTCGTAAACATAGATCATACCTATAGATGTAACAATACCACCAGCAAATCCAACACCAATCCATAAAGGAGTTTGATTTTTGTTTTGTGTTTTTAAGAGTTCATAAAGTTTTTGTAATTCTTTATCTTTTTCTTCAATTATTGCAGAAGCAGTTACCTTATAAGAACCAAAATCATATTCTATTTTTTGTACATCCAATTCGCACTCAATTTGTTCTCTTTCTAAATCGTGCTGTGCTTTTAGTTTGCACTCTGCAATTTCAGCATCGTGTGTAGCAAAAATAGTAGCCATTGCATCTGGTTTAAGCAAGGTTCCGTCAAATGGTGCAGGTTCACCTTGTTTGATATTACTAAAATCGTCTGCACTTGCTAATGATGCAAGTAATAATAAACTACTTATCATTTCTCAAACCGTACCTTTTTCTAAGTTCTTCGCTAATAGCGGAAGGATTATTCTTAAATAATATTGATAATTCTTTTTGTTGTGTTACTTGTCTTTCTTTTATTCTATCTATTTCGCCATTATATTTCTGTTCTAGTAAATCAATTTTTATTTGATATTCTTCAATCAATTGATCATAATAGAACGCTTGTTCATCTAGTCTGTCTTCCAAATAACTTATTTGAGCACTTGAAGATGTTCTGGAAGCATCAAGGGCCTTCTGCGTTGATTTAGTGGACTGAAAAAAATATAAAGGGATAAAAATTGCATATGCTACAATAAATATCTCCTTCCAATATATTTTTATGTATTTAAGTTTATCCAGCATTTTTAAACTTTGACACTATATCAACTACGCTTTGACTTCCAATATAAATGGCTGAAATCAAAACCCAATCAGCGGACTCAAGATCGGAAAATGCTAGCAATCCTGTTGCTGTAATCCAAACAAGTAACTTTCTTGAAACTACTTTGCCCAATAACTTGTCTAAACTATGCTTAAACATTGCCATCATCGAAACCCTCTCTTTTTTTATAATTTACATATTCTTGTAAAGATAAAATAATTAGTTGTTGAAACTTTTTTGAGTTCCATCTTTTCCAACCATAATGTTGTTTTATAAATTCTCTTGTTGGCTTGTCAATATCAAAGGTAACAACAGCAGAGCCGTCCTCTTGTTTAGCGATATCAATTACTTTCAAGTTAAACATTGACATAAGCATATCCGTCTTTTTTATCGATTGTGACAATTGTATCTGCTATATCTTTTAGTGCGTCCATATGCGAGATAAGAAGCACTACATCATAATAATTCTTAACCATATCTAGAATTCTAACAAATCCTTCCATATTTTCGGGATCAAGGGCAGTACCGGGTTCATCCAAAATGACAAAATTTGGACGAGGTAGGTTGGATACTTGGAGCAAAGAAAGACGAATTGCCATTGCAGCAATAGTTTTTTCAGCACCAGAACCCATTTCGATTGGTCGAGGATCATATTTAGGGTGTTTAATAAATACATTTAATCTTGCTCCATCGTCCTCAAAGTATACCTCAAAATCTACAATGTTGGAAAGAACTTTTGAGATTTCAGCATTGATAACTGGAAGTTTCTTTTTGATGATTTCATAGGAAATTCCATTTGGATGCATACAACGCATAAAGTAATCATATGCTGCAAACTCATTTCTATATTGTTCAAGTTCTTTCTTTTCATTTTCTAACGTTTGAATTTTATTTTTTGTTGATCCAACTTTGATATAAGTATCAATAATTTCTTGATCAAGTTTTGTAAGGCGATTGTTAAGTTTATTCGCCTCACTCTTTGAGTTGAATAGTTTGTTGTTCAACTCATCAATTTTTTGGAACAATTCATTATTTTTCTTATATTGCTCAATCTTTGTTTCAATCTTAAAAAGTTCAGTTTCTGTAGTTGAAATATCGTTTGTTAGTTTTTGGATTTCAACTTCAAGTTTAAGAATATCTTTTTCTGTTTGGTTTTTCTTCAATACAATTTGATCGTACTTGGAAAGTTGTGAATTGATTTTTTCAACATCATAACTTTCAATTTCTTTATTAAGTTGTTCGTGTTCTTTGGTATCGTTTTCAATACTGTCTTGATAAAGAGGGATCTGCATTTTTGCAGAATATGCATCTTTAATAAACTTACAACTTAAAAATTTGTCACCACATGGAATATCGTTAAGGAGTTTTGTCTTATCTTGTAGACGATTGAGTTCACGATTTGATGAAGCGATTTCATCAAACATTTTCTTCAATTCTGTTTGTTTACTGGAAACAAAATCCTTTTTATTCTTTAGTTCTTGCAAATCAAAAGAAGTAATGAAATCTTCAATCTTTTCGTAAAGTTCTTGCTTTTCTTTTAGTTCTTTCTCTTTGGAAGTTTTGGTTTCAACAAGGTTGTTTAGGGTGTTTTGATATTTTGCTTTGTGACCAAGAACGTGTTCAATATCAATTGACTCAACCCCACAATCAGCAATTTGTGATTGCAAAGAAACAATTTCAGTATTCATAGAAGAAATAGTTTCTTTTAGTGCTGAAACTTCTTTTGCTTTTTCTTCAATAAATTGATTATAGTCATCGAGAAGTGTTTGATTGGTAAAGATTTCAGTATCATATTCTTTGCCTTCAAGTTTCTTCAATAGACCCTTAAGATTTGCTGATTCTTCTTTTGCCATCTTAAATTTAGAATCAAAGATTTCCAAATCCAAAAAGCGAGCAAGAATTTCCTTTCTACGGGTTGAACCTTCTTTGATAAATGTCATTGAATCAAGTTGTGAAGAAAAAGAAGTAAGCATGAAATCATCAATGGTTCCAAACATCTTACGGATACGCTTATCGGTATCTGTACGAGATAGTTCGTTCATTTGGTCCCATTGACAAGAGTGTGGATCAAAACATCTAAGAGATAGTTCTGTCTTTGCTTCTTCGGTTACTTCACCTTTTAGTTTCTTTGTATATTTCTCTGCTTTTCTGTCAATATAATACTCAAATCCATCAACTTCAATTACTGCTTTACCACGACCATAAGGACGAGTTTGATTGATTACGTTGGTTGTTTTGCGTTCGTTCTTAGAAGTTGTGTTAAAGATTGAATAAAGAATAGAATCAATAATACTGGACTTGCCAGAATAATTCTTGCCAAAGATACCAACAATTCCATTTAACTTATCAAAGTCAATAGAGTTGTTTTCTCCGTAGTTAAAGAGATTGTCCCACTCAACACTTTTAAGTTTCCAATTTACATTTCTGCAAACTTCTTCTTGAGACTCAATAACAGAGTTATAACGTGAGTTTATGTCGTATACTTGCTTCATAATCTCGTCTGGTACTTTATAGTCGGCAAGATACTCAGTCATAAGTTTTTCTTGGACTTTTTTGTTTCGCAAATCTTCTTTGGCAATAATTCTACCATTATTGAAATTATCGTTTCTGTTTACATTTCTTGCCAAGAAAGAAATTGATTCTGGCTTATATTTCTCTTTTGCTACATCGGATGCTTTTTTCATAAGTTCTGGTGAAAGATTATACTTAGAAAGTAAACGCAAACGTGCATTTTTAGGAACTTGAATTGTAGATGGAATCTTTCCATCTTCTGTAAGTTCAATTGTAAAAAATGGATATGGATTTTCTACTTGAACATGCTCAACATTAAATGTTTCTTTATCTTGGATATTCCAAAGCAAGAAACCCTTATCGTTTGTTTCTCCATGATTCTGTTGAACAAGAGAACCGGGATAACGACAACGACCAGCAAAGTCTAGTGCTTGATTTGTTTTGTGGATATCTCCAAGCAATGCATAATCAAACTTTTCGAGGACTGAAAATCCAATGTCTCCGTGAGTCATGGCAAAGCCAGTATCGGTTTGTGACCCTTCTACGGAACCATGAAATAGGGCAATATTGGTCTTGGTTTCATCTACATTTAGATCCCAATTCTCTTCATCAACAATTGAGAGAACATGGAAATTAAAATCACCAATACTAAACTTTTTGGAATACTTATGAAGATGAATATTTGGATTTTTTAATGCTTCAACAATTGGTGTAACAGCATCTTGCCTATCTTTGTTGGAAAGATTTAGATCGTGATTTCCAAGAATAACATGAAGAGGAGCAATATTTGCCAAATTATCAAATAACTTGGCAGTCATCTCAAAATAAGCAGGAGAAAGGTCAAGTTTTGTATGTGCAGTATCGCCAGTATTTACAATAATATCTGGTTGTAGTTCCTTGACTTTCTCATATAAAGAGTCAAAAACTTCATTGTATTGTTTATGAAACTTGAAATTCTTGATATGAATATCGCTTACGTGAACAATCTTCATTAGTACCTCTGCTATTATAGTATCATCTTGCTTAAGCAAAGTCAACAGATTTTACTTTTCTTATCAAATTGCCATAATTTGACTTTCTAGTAGCCAATTATCTGTGATTAGTTTGGCATTATCTTTTCTTTCTTGAAATTGTTGTTTTGTCATTGCGCCAACATCTTCATATCCAGAAATATCAACTTTATAAATTTGGATATCATAATGTGATAATTTTTCAATTACATCGTTTGCTTTCTTTTCTGCATCTGGGTCAAGAGCAACATAGATTGTTGGATCATACTGAACGATTTTATTGAACAGAGTTGTCTTTTCATTTAATGTTGAGCCAAGCAAAGGAATTGCATTTTCTGCTTTCATTGCATCAAACACACCTTCTACCAAGACAATATCTTGATTCCAATCAACAAACAATTCATTAAACACAATATCTTTGGATACATTTGGATTCATGTATTTTGGAAATGCTTTTCCATACGAACGAGCAACAAAGTAATCACAATTACCATTTGTATCAAAAGATGGAACAACAATACGACCAGCATATTCACCAGATAAACATACGCCCATTTTCCACATAAGAATATCTTGCTTTGTTAGTCCTCTATCAAAGAGATACTTTGTAGCGAATCTGGTTGTTACTGGAAGATTCTTGTTTGCTAAAGATATAAATTCGCTTGGCAAATCAATTGTTTCTTTTACGTGTTGTTCTTGTTGTTGAAATAGATCGGAATTTAGTTGTGTTAAATCAACAATATTATTAAGTTTGTCCCACTCCATGAGTTGAGAATAAGACAAACGTACTTTCAATAGTCTACGAACGTTCCTGCCACGAACGTCACAAACCCAGCACTTATAGTGGTTTAAGCGCAGGTTGACGCTTAACTTGCGCTTATGATGCTTACAGAAAGGACAATAAAATAATACTTCTTCACCAGACTTGTGATATTCTCCAAGTGCTGCTGAAAGAAGGGAAGTTTTGGATGCCATGTAGACACTATATCACATCAATTTTTACTTTACAACAGCCTTAACATAATGTTCCATAATGCCGTCTTTGTTGTCTTCGCTGGTGTGCCAAACCCAAGCATAAAGGTTTTTAATATCCATAATTCTTCTTCTTACGTTTGATGCTTCTTCTTCAATCCACTTAAGTTGTTGCTTATTTGGTTCTGGTATATCAATTCCTAATTCCATAGCAATTTCGCAAATTAAAAACCAATTTTTGTTTCTATATGCTTCTTGTGCTTGCAAAAATTGTTTCATCCTTTTCTGTCTTAATTGTTCTTTTTCGTTGGCAGGAATTGAGTCGGGGTGTGTAAGGAAGACTATCTTTTTATATAATTTAGATATTTCTTCGTCGTCGGATTTTGGTTCTTCTTTTGGTGGCTCATCAACAATAGGAATTTCTTGAGCACCATCTTGTGTACTAAAACTATCTGCTTGATGTTCTTCAACATCTTCTTCTTGCTCATATTCGTATAAAGAAGTAGATAATTCTGTGCTGTTGTTTTCTTCTTTGCTTTCTGGTTTTTTATAGTTTATGTTTTTCTCTTGACATTTTTTATAAAATGCTTCCTTGAAATTGTCTTGCGCTTCTTTTAGTTCTTCTTCATAATAATCAAGTTCAGCATACAAGAATTTTAATTCAAGAAACAACTTCTTGTATTTTCTAACAAGAGAAGTGGACATACAATAATTAGGTTTCTAAACCATATAAAGCAATAACAATAGCATCTGCTTTGTCATCTGTACCGGGAACTGGATTTCCGTGAGCAGTTAAACCATAAGTAAATTCAGTATGGTTCTTTTGGACATACTCAATAATATACTTTTTTGTTTCGTTTTGCTTTGTGCCTTTTGGAATTTTAATTCCTAATTTGTTTCTAGCAGTTCTAACATTTACCATAATTGGTAATGACTCAAAAATACTGAACACAGAATAACAACACATACCATTAAAACGTTGTAGTTTTGCCATAGTGTGTGCTGTTGTCTTTCCACCACCAAATGCTATAAATGGTTCTTCAACAAAAACTTCCATTATAGGGTAGTGCTTTTTTAATTTTATAAGTTTATTCTCAAATAACTTAGCACGTTCTTCCAATGATGTTTCTGTCTTAAACTTAATTAAATCAGTAGAAACAATCTTTTTATCATAATCTAAAACGGCTATGCCAATCTTTGATGTGCTAACATCAAGTCCCAATATCATATTGCTCATTTGTTGCCTAAATGTCTAATTTTAACTTAAAAGTCAAATCTCTATCTTCTGTTTTCTTAACAGGTTCTGCAACATTTGCAATAGCAATGAGATTTTTATTTTCGTCATAAATACCAATTTTTGTTATATAAGTTGTTTTCTTAAATGGTGGTTCTGGATTTGTGTAAGAGGCAGATGTTGTGTTTTTAATATTTACTTCTGCTTCATTAAAGAAATAAGATGAAGAATAATAAACATTTAATTTAGTTGATGACTTATCAATAAACGTTGGATTATTAGAATAGTTTAATTCTCCTCTTGGTGCATGTGTCAACATTGTTATAACTGGTGTGTAAGTGGTGCCCTTGAAGTCCATTGTGTAACTATAAGATGAACCAGATGCAGAACTTGATGGTTGAGTTAATCCATCGTTCATACCCCAACCAAAAAACAACCAAGATGTTGCTTGTGGATCACTTACATCATCAAGATAATTTACCAAATCACTTTTAATTGTCCAACTTCCTGTAAGGACAAGAAATCCTTCGTTATACAAAGCAACACCAGCAATTGAACCAGAGCCAGTTGAACCAGATGGGCCAACTTGAATAAGTTCTCCATTTCTTTTGGTATCTTGTATTTCTGCTATTAAAGTACCAGTATAAAACATTTTTAAGTTTATGGTTCCTTTTTCTATACCAGAACCATAAAATATACTTGGTATATTAATTAAATTTAATTTTTGATCGTTTTTGTTTCCAAAAGACGATGAAAACGAGTAGTGTCTTGATAGTGGTAAGTAATAATTTAATGTATTTCTTAAAGCATCAACGTGTGGTCTGTCTTCACCTTGAACATAATATTCTCTAATAACGGATGCAGACAAAGGATAACTAGAAGAAATTATGTCTCCATAACTAAAATTAGAATTAAATTGTGAAGTTGTAATGGTCTTAAAAGCAGATAGTCCACCTTGTTTGGTTATAAATGGATAAATTAAACCAGTTGAACCAGAACTTCTGTCAACATTTTCTTCATATAAGTTAACAAACCCATTTGGAACACAACCAACGCTTGAAGTAAAAGAGCCAGATTGAACAACTCTATTATTAAAATAAACTTGTCCTTTAGCAATATAAAAGTTAAATTTTGGATGACTTTCTATTCTGTTATAGAAAACGTCATTTTCACCAAATTTGTATATCATTTTATTAGTAGTCTAATCTAACTCTTAACGTTAATTCGTTTGTTGGATCTTTCTTTAATGGCTCGGAGGTTTTAGCAACGGCTAACAGTTCGTTATCTGCTGAGTATAAACCTACAGTAGTTATGTAAGATACAGGAACATCTGTTGAAGTATTTTTAACTACCATTTTGCTGCTTGAAAGATATGTTGGATTGGAAGAGTAGTTGAAGTCATTGTGAGCAGCACGACAGAAATAAACTGTAGAGTTAAGTTCTGTTGTGTTGTTGTAAGAAATATTGCCTATTCTTCTTCTAAGTGTATCCATATTAACATCAATTGTAGAGCCAGATAACACAGCATTTCTTGTTGCCACAGGAGCAGCACCAGTACCATACAATGCATTGTTGAACAGAGATGCTGTAACAACGGCAACTCCTGCTTGATAATAAACTAAGCCATATGGTGTAGTAGTACTGTCTTGATAAAGAATACCATATTCGCCAGCAGGAGAGTTAATTCTGTAGTCGTTTTCTGCTCCTTCATCATTAATTACAAAGTAAGTACCAGATGATGGGGTGGCATAAGCACCTGTCATAAATGACATGCTAAATGAGCCTTTCTTGATTTCATCTTTTGTTAACAAACGAGAAAAGTTGAAAAAGAAAACTTCTTTCAATTTGGTGCCGCCAGCAGCAATATCACCATCTTCGTCAAACTTCATTATACTGCCAGTAGCATCATAGCCAACCAACATTTGAGCCATTTGATTGTAAATGTTGATCTTCTTTGCATTTTGTGTGCTTGCTGCGCCAGATAAAGCAGAATCAACAGAATATCCCATTGTTAAATCAACAATGTGATTTGCAGAAGAACTTAAATAAGGATAATCATAAACGGACTGAAACATACCGTGAGAATATTCTTTTATGTTTTCGTCGTTATATGTTCCAGAGAACAATGTTCCTGTTAGTGGAATTGCTTCGTTTAACAATGTTCTTGTTGAAACTACGTCGTTTGTAGATAAATTTTTAAATGTTGTTGCCATTAATTATAAACCCTTATTTTATACTGCTTTTGCAAATCTTACTGGTATATCTATTGTGTAACCAGTTGTAACACCTGTAATTCTTATATTGCTATCAATGTAGTTACAATTTACGTTAACTGCATCAACGTTGGCAATATTGGTTGTTGAACCAAGTAAGTTAAACAAGTAAGTACTAGAGTTTAAATCTAGTGATGCTTGTAATTTAAATTGTAAATATGTTCCTCTTGGACCAGCAATGACCATGCCAGATGAATTTGTTGTTCTATCTGTTATTTCTTTAACATAATCTAGATCAGAATCTGCTGAGAAATAGTAACTTGCGATGTTATCGTCATCGATAAATGAAACAACTGCTCTTGAATTGTCAACAGCAGAAATTATATTTCCTAGTCTGTTGTCGATTTGAAGAATATATTGTGTTTCAATTAAATCGGAATCAATAGCAAAGGCTGGTGAAACTTCAGTTGTATCCAATCCTTGGTCAACTCTTATTGTTCCACCATTTGCTGGTGTTTCACCGAAAAGAACACCAGTTGCTGCACCTAAATCTGTTTCTGTATCAATATCTACAGCAACAACAAATACGCCAGAGGAGTGTTTTTGGTATCCAGTTATAACATCATTAAGTTTAACAACTGGCAAATAGAGGAGATTATTTCTTGGTATAGATAGTAGTTTTGATTTCAATGAAATGCTATTGTTAGTAAAAGCCTCAAATACTGGTGATTGTAAAATATCTAAGTCATAATATGCAGAACCACTTGGGTTATTTTTATTATAAAGACCATAGTTTATTTCATCATCACCAAAAGCAAATTTGACAATTCTAAATGAACCATCACCTTTTGCTAATCTAAATCTTCCGGTATCAGTAAGAACTGCGTCTAGTATGATATCGCCGCTATTATCTAAAAATGCCATTGATTAAACCTCTACAATAAATAGTGTGTTATAAATTTTCTTTATCTATTTCTACATTTAACTGCAAATTCAAGTCAAACATTTT